TTCAAGCAGAAGACGGCATACGAGATTCCTCTACGTCTCGTGGGCTCGGAGATGTGTATAAGAGACAGCTCTCAAAGTTTAAGGAGATGAAGGAACTCAAAAAGACTGATGGCGCTCGCAAGTCCAAGATTACCGGTATTCCCAAGTTGGACGACGCAAACAAGGCTGGCACAGCACAATCCAGTAAATGTACTCTCATTGTGACAGAGGGTGATTCAGCGAAGACTTTGGCAGTTGCGGGTCTTTCGGTAGTTGGTCGTGATCACTATGGCGTCTTCCCACTTCGTGGTAAGTGTAAGAATGTCCGAGACGCTTCGGTGGCTCAACTTACATCAAACCAAGAGTTCAATGATCTCAAGAAGATTTTGGGTCTTCAACAAGGCAAGGACTACCAAGATGTTTCTGAACTTCGCTATGGTCGTCTCATGATTATGACTGATGCGGATAACGACGGTTCCCATATCAAGGGTCTCATTCTCAATATGATCCACTACTTCTGGCCAAGTCTCCTCAAGTTGGGCTTTGTAGTCTCAATGGTGACACCAATTATCAAGGCTACAAAGGGTGGTCAATCAAAGTCGTTCTACACCGACTCTGCTTTCAGAGCTTGGTATGGCAACGGACAACCTGGGTGGAAGATCAAGTACTACAAGGGTTTGGGTACCTCAACTTCCGCAGAGGCCCGAGAGTACTTCAAGAAGATTCAAGATTTGACTGTGAAGTTTGACATGGATATCATGACGGACAAGTCCATCGTCCTCGCCTTTGACAAGAAGAAGGCAGATGACAGAAAGTCCTGGTTATTAGAAAGTACAGCAAAGGATCCCAAAGAGTTGGAAGTTCCCTACGGCTCCGTGAAAAACTTGAGTATTACAAACTTTGTTCGTAAAGATTTGGTGAATTTCAGCTTGGCGGACTTGAAGCGTTCTATCGCACACATGGCAGATGGTCTCAAGCCTTCGCAAAGGAAGGTTATGTATGCCTGTTTTCACAAGAACCTTAAAGATGAAATGAAAGTTGCTCAATTGGCGGCGTATGTTGCTGACAAGTCTGCGTACCACCATGGCGAAGTCTCCCTTGCGGATACCATCGTTAAATTGGCAAATGATTACATGGGTTCAAACAACATCAATCTTCTCGAACCATGTGGTCAGTTCGGTACTCGTCTCATGGGTGGTAAGGATGCTTCTCAAACGAGGTACATCTTTACGAAGTTGACCAAAGAGGCTCGTAAGATCTTTGATCCTCGGGACGACCCAATTCTCAACTACCTTGTTGACGATGGTCGTGCCATCGAACCAGACTTCTACATGCCAACTTTACCAATGGTTCTTGTGAATGGAACAGAAGGCATCGGCACAGGTTTCAGTTGTTATATTCCGCCATTCAACCCCAAGGACATCAAGGAGAATGTTGGAAGAGCTTTGAGTGGTATGTCTTTCAAAGAAATGACACCTTGGTTCAGGGGTTTCAAGGGTAAGGTTTTCAAAGAAGATGGTACTTGGATCACCGAAGGTGTTTGGAGAGACACCGGATCTCGTCTCAAGGTCACCGAGTTGCCACCGGGCCGATGGACTCAAGACTACAAAGAGTACTTGGATACGCTTGTGGAAAAGAAGGTGATTACAAATTTCACAAATAATTCTACAACAGAAGATGTTGATTTTGAAATTATTGGTTACAGTGGCAAAGACTTGATCAAAGACCTCAAGTTGAGAAAGAGTTTCCATACATCGAACATGCACCTCTTCCACCCAATTAAGGGTATCTACAAGTACTCAAGCCCCGAAGAAATTCTCAAAGACTTTGTGGATCTCCGACTTGATCATTACAAGAAGAGAAAGGAACACCTCATTAAGGTTCTTCAAACGAGAGCAACTATGTGTGGTTATAAGTCAAAGTTTGTGACAATGGTTATTGAAAGTGACATTGTTGTCTTCAAGAGAAAGAGGGATGATTTAGAAAGACAACTTTCACAGTTGTTCCCCAAAATTGGCGGAACCTACGACTATCTTCTCAATATTAAAACTGTTCAGTACACCGAAGAGTGCGTCAGAGAACTACTGAAAGAAGCGAAACAAGCTAGAGAAGAACTCGAGATTATGAAAAATACAAGTCATATTGACATGTGGAAAATGGATATTAAAAATATGTAAGCAATAGTAGATATGGGTGAGCCTTCCGGGGCACGCACCGCTGCCATCGTTGCCTTGAATGCACTTGGTAAACAAGATAGATATTTAATAAGTGAAGATTTAAATGATTCTTTATTTGATTACACCGAACGTCGCCATGCAGATTTTAGAAAATACCACAGGGTGACAAATGTCTCGAATCCAAACATTAAAAGTACATGGCCTTTTGGAGAAAAGATAAAGGTGACATTTAATCCTCAAAATATGGGTGATCTTTTGAGTAACATGTACCTTCGTGTAAAGATACCCGCATTAACAGCCCCCCAAAACTATGCCGACCAACTTGGACGTCATTTGATAGAAAGTGTTGTCATGCGCGTTGATGAACTTGAAGTGGAAACATACTACGATGATTGGTCTATAATATATGATGAACTGTATTCAGAAATTACAGAAAAGATAGCAAATAGATATCTTTTAAATAGAGGTCTTCCGTATGATATTTCGGATGGCGGTGCAGCCTTTGCAGAATATGAGTCTGAATTGGTAATACCTTTGCATTTCTTTTTTTCTAGAAAGTATGCTAGCGACGATTACTCTTCGAATAAACCCAATAGACCTTACTTTCCGTTATGTGCGATTTACAAACAAAAACTCGAGTTTGAGTTCAAGTTCCATAAACAAAGTTTTTTTACAGACTCTCCCAATTCTATATCTCTCGCAAACTTTGAAATAGTAACTGAAGAGATAACCATTCCCGCAAATGAACGCATGTATTTTATGAAAGAGAAGCAAATGTTAATTACAGATGTAGTAAAAAGACATCCCAGTACCGTGACAGAAGTTGGAAAGCATGCGATAAAAAACAATATAGTCGCAAACATACCAGTAAAATGTATTCATTGGTTTTTTAGGAATTCGTTGTTTGAAAATGAGGACGTAATTAAAGAACCAAGTGAGACGGAAGAAGGTAAGTTTTACATTCATAACCGTTTTAATTTTTCATCAAACGTAAACTTTGATCAAACATATACATTCTTCTCGCCAGTCATGTATGATGCAAAGTTTCATATAAATGGAAATAGGTTGCCAAATTTAACATCTACAAATCATTCATTTTACAAATATTTGGTTCCATTTCAAAAAAGATTGTCGAGACCTATAAGAAATATTTATACATATTCCTTTTCGATGAATCCCATGAACGTAGAACCCTCTGGTAGTTTAGATTTTAGTAACATACAGTCAGAAAAGACGAACATTGATATCCAATTGGAGCCAATTTTGACTGAAAGTTATACATTACATATGTACTATACGGGGTATCAAACATTTACGTTTGAAAATGGATTTATGCAACTTGCTTATTGAACAATCTCGTTTTGTTATCACTGATATAGTCAAGGATGTCATTTTTTATACACCACTTAATGAAATTTAATTGTGCCAAGGTTGTTTGAATTTGTTCATTTGAACCTGGAATGGTATACTCAAATTTATCTGATCTACAAAATGGATCAAATAATTTTTTACTGTACCCATCTAAAGATGATTTGTAAGCACAATGAACTAAAAATTGTTTACCGTCACTCGTTGTATAAGACACGTTGTTTTTCTTAGAATAATTCGTTATAAACCATTCAATATTTCTAAGTGAGATACCACTCTTTTTGTCTAGTATATTCTTTAATATTGTTCTATTCTTTTCTTCACTGTAAAAATTATTTATTGATGTTAGTAGAATATCTGTTTTACTCATTACATAACATGGTACTTAAATCTCTAAGTCTCTTTGAGCCAATTTCGCAGCCCGGGCATCCGGCTGTATAACCCTCCGAAAGACTGTGTGTATGTGTGTTACTTCTTTTAATCTCAACCGGTTCTATTTTTTTACTTTGATGTAAGTGGTTTGCACAATACCCATCAAATTTACCCTTACGAGTGCATCGTTTACCAT